ATAAATTTAGCAGTTAATGCGGTCAAAGATATTTTTGGATTTGGTGATCCAGATGAACCGTTTAGGTTGAGCAATTTTATAGGTGATGCGATATCAAAAGTTATTAACTTCTTCAAAGGTCTTCTTGACTTTGATATAAAAAGTTTAATTATGAAAATTCCTGGCGCAGAAACGGTCATGGGAGCTTTGGACTCAGTCGGAGATTTTTTCAGTGGAGGTGATGGTAAACAATCTAACACTGAAAATAGAAAGAAGCAGCAAAGCAGGCGAGGAAAAAGAAGTGGTAAAAGTGGTGGACCTGGCGGTTATGGCCATGGTAAGGAATATCAGGATTTTGAATACGATGACCCAAATACATGGCCTGAAGACAGACTATTGGGTGACAAAGAGTTTTATGCAATAGTTGGATACGAGGATAGAGAAGATTATAATACATATAAAGAATTATACTATCAAAAATTTGGAGTGCCACGGCAAGGTGGTAGAGGATCAAATGTAGCTGGCCGTTATGAAATGAAAATGAGTGCGAGGCGATTTCGGGAGCCGGCAGACCCAGATATGGTTGGTACATTACCTCGCAGTAATGGTAACGCTGGTAGAGGCATGGCTCCACCATCTGGTCAACAAAAACAAGCACCACCAATAGTAAACGCACCTACAACTGTAAAAGGTGGCGATAGTAAAACTGTGATGCAAATGTCTAAGACTTTGGCTCCAAGAGATAGAGCTATAGATGAGATAGGACTTTCCATATAAAAAAAACCCTTGTATTTCTACAAGGGTTTTCTTTGGTTATAGTGGTTAATCTACCTAGTCATATTGACTTGTACAGAACCACACCTTCCACTAAGGATATCATTAAGGTCTATCCAACCTTGACATTTTGTAGAATTAAGTTCAGAAAACCATCTCCTATTACCAGTTCGATTTTGGCCAGGAAAAGTTTTACGAGAGAAATCATCCAGACTTCCACCTAACTCTGATGGCCAATCACTAGATGACTTTGATGTATCCTCACGCCGAATATTCACACCACTATCCTCAAGTTTTAGATTATTCTCAGTTACAACAAATTTTTCAGTTGTAACAGGTGGCACTGGTTGTGCTTTTGGTGCTGGTTGTATACTCGTAATTGCAGCAACCAATTCCTCTACTTTTGAATCAGGCCCCACAGTGATACCAGAACCAAGATATTTTTGTAAAAGTTCAAGATCAGCACAATTCATAACAGGCGGATTTGCCAGTTTAACTGTTCCACGTTGAACATAATCACCACACTTAACCGAAATGGTGTTTGCGTTAGCAGTAGCACTAAAGAGCACTACTGCCATTGCGGTCATAATAAAGTTTTTCATCAATTAACCTTCCTCTGCAAGTTTTTCAAAATATGACATGGTATCATCATCATCTTCTGATACCGTTATTGTAGGAGCAGGCTCCTCTTTGGTATCAACGACAACTGATACCTCTGGTGAATCGTCAAATGAGGTTGTCATTTCAGTGACATTACCAACTGTGGTAGTTCCAGAAAGAACAACGTCAAGACGTTTCTTTAGCTCATCATAAGACTTGAAGTTAGAGTTATCGGTAAATGCAGTCAAAGAATGTGTTTGACCCCATATTTTCTCTAGTTCATCATCTTTCTTAGATAGAGCAGATGGGTCTGCAAACTCTGACTTATCATAGTTCCAGTAACCATCAACTTTACGCAACTTCAACTTGAAGTCTGCACCTTCCCAAAAATCAAATGGATTGATTGGACTATCTTCCTCAAATGCAGGCTGCATAGTCTCCATGATTTTGTCAAAGATTTTCTTACCATACCGATAGAGGAATACCTTTCCCTCGTTCTCTGGATTAGCACCATCCTTGACAACGTAGATGTTGGAGTAATACTGCAACTTACGCTTCTGTTTACGTGCAATTTCTTTATCTGACTCAACACCAGAGTTCCACAACGCAGAGTTGTGTTCTGATACTGGATCATTTTGACCGATAGTGGTAAGAGAGTTTTCAATATACCACTGACCAGTTGGCCCTTGAAATGCATGATTCCAAAGTTTTGCCCACGGTAGTTCTTCACCTTTTGGGCCAGGAAGAAAACGAATGATGGCAAAACCAGTGCCTGTTTTGTCCATCACTGGTTTCCAAATACGGTCATCTACGTATGACTTTTTTTCTTGTGGTGAGTTTTCGGATTGAACCGCACCGAGCAGTTTATCCAAAGAATTAGACTTCTTTAATTGAGCTAACGACATATTTTTCTCCTTGTGTAATCGTATGTAATCGTATGTTTAAAGTATTTTAAATGTATCACAAAGTTCTGTTTTTGTCAAGTACCCTACGTTACTATGATTATAGCAAGGTGGAGTATCATATGCCCAGTCTACCCAATAAAATTGTGTATCTGGAAATTCACCAAAAACAGTTTTCAATTCGTTCATCCAATTTACTGGATTGAACCCTTTCGTATGTTCGGGATAATAATAGTTAGTTCCCTTATAGATGTTATTTATAAGTTTGTTTTGAGAACTTAAATCAAACCCTAACATATACACCTCTTTTGCACCCTCTTGACAGGCAAGATGAATTGCAGTAGACCCTGCAGCCCACATTTTAGGAAACTCAATATTCTTTATTGTGTCTGTATCCTTTACGTAAGTAATCCAGACTCCAACATCTTTACTTAGCTTAAGTTTCAAATCTTCCATATCAAGGTGTGGAAATTGTTTTATAGCTGCTTCAATCTTTTCATTTAGAGTAGTAGGGTCTTTACCAGATATTACACACTGGCCTACTAATCCACCAGGCGTTTCATTTTGGTGTACAAATGTTTCTGGTATATCATAACCAAATAACATTCCTTCTGCTGCATCTGCCGGTAACGGATTCCAATCAGCAAACCAACACTGAGCCCACTTGTGATAACCTGATATATAGATTTCTTGTTGAATACCATAGTCTATGGATACCAGATTATCCACGGGCCCGTCACGATAGATTGCGTTACATCCCCATGTAACTACATCATTGGCTTTTATCTTTGTCTCTCTTGGATTGAACCAAGCTCGAGACTCACCGTTACCTAAAACTAGATGTTTAATTGTGTACCCTTTCCCTTAGTTCTTGCACACGATTTTCCAGAACACTTACAGCAGTTCGTAAATGACCAGTATCATGATCTGTGTATCTACTTTTTAACACCGAAATTTCTTCTACCAAAACAATAATCTTGTCTACAGTTGCAAGATTACTTTCATTATTATACATCACGTAGTGCCTCCCATGAGTTAGGAAATAGTTCTTCTGCAAGAACATCAATTTGATCTGCAATCATTTGAGTTTCTTTCTGTGCATCTGGTTTGCATCGCAGATTGCATACACGAGCAAATGCATATAGTGTCCCACTCCAATACCATTCTGTATACATGGATTGAGGTAGAACCATTCGAGCCATCTCTGGTGCAACACCAGCATTTAGTAAATTTTTGTAAGTTTGTCTGCACCATTCGTGAGTAGGTGTAACACTAAATGGAACAGTTTCATCAGATGAACCTTGCTTCTTGTTTTCTGCAGCAAGTCTCCATTCTGTAGGTTCATAGAACTCTACTTCATCATCAACATACCGTCTTGATACTTCATTCCATACCAAACCGACTTGATGTTTCACTAGTTGTCTTGCAACAAATACAGGAGCCTTAATATGAAACTGCATGGATGCGTGACCAAACGGACTCCAGTGATTGTGTTTTGCAAGATACTTGATTAGACGTTCATCGTCAACTTTTAGATAACCCTCTACAGGTCCAGCATCTGGTACAACATCCCATTCAGATGTTTTTGCAAAAGAAACACGGGCAGCATTTACCACTGATAAATCACTGCCCATATGGTCAACTAACCTGACTTCCATTATTCGTGTTCCCCGCCTGGATCACCCTTTGGCAAATCCACACGTTTTCCATTAACCCAAACACTACCTCGACTACGGCCCATACTATGATAACCCTTGATAAAGTTGAATGATTGGGGATTACGTTTTGCTGTCTCAAACGTGGCAACTGTAAGAACAATTCCTACGATAAAAACAAGGTGTGCAATCGCACTTATTCCGAATACTGTCCAACTACCTACACCTATTGCAAAAATTATACACCACATCCAAGCAAGAACTTGTAATACAATATGTCTCACTTGTAAATCTTGAATATGTCTAAGTGGGTTATGTCTTGCGTTCATAACACCATTCCAAGATTCATATATGAACTGTTTCATCTTTACTCCATTAATCTAAAAATGGTGCCGCAGGGAAGATTTGAACTCCCGACCTGATGATTACAAATCAACTGCTCTACCAACTGAGCTACTGCGGCATCCCATTTATGACCGTTTCTTACTACGGTCATGCCTACGAGGGGTGTACCCTTTAGGCCAGGATGGTTGGCGTGATGCGAGTTTCTTAACTCGTTCTGCCAACTCATCGGCAGTTCGCACCAACTCGGCATTTTCAAACTGCAATGCCTTAATTTGGTTCTCAAGAGTAACGACTTTACTCTCAAAGAAACCTTCTTCTCTTACGGCAGGATTACCGTCAAGATGTACAGTGACTTCCATTAACTGGACTCCTCTATAAGTTTCAATAATTTCATTCTATACTTATTAGTGTTAATTGTCAAGAACCCTT